GGAACTTTAACCTCGGAGAGTCTCATTTTCAAAATTCCATCAAATGACCGAAATCCGGTGACGAATAGGTTATCTGTCAATTTCCACTTATTTTTCCCACCAAAAGCGAGTCGAACGGGGAGGGGTCCATTTTCGTTAACCATCATAAAAAGGGTATGATTGATGGTCCCTGGGCGAAGATCCTTTTCAGTCGAGATGACGTCCATATTCCTCGGCTTTGAGAAATCGTATAAGCCATAGTCATCTGTGATGTAATCTTCATAGCCCACGTCGTTCTCAGTCTGAGACTGCATATAGACACCGTCTGGAATTAGCGTTATACCGCGTTGCGTCGGTCCTAACCCGACACTGGCGCACACTTCCTCGTGTGTCATATGGTCGCTGGTGACACGCCTGCGCTTTCTGGGCGTTTCGGGTACGAGCCTGTGTTGAAGTTCGGCGAGACTGATTTCGTCTTCTAGGGACCTCCTGCGCGCCCGGATGATAGCTTTCTGTTCATCGATCGCTTTCTGTTGAGCGTCGAGTAAGGCCTCCTGAAAATCGAGGCTGGCTTCTTCTCGGGCGATGAATTCTCTCTCTCGCGCGACAAGTGTGTCCATTTTTCTTATTATATATTACACTCTTAGCTTTAAGCCGATTCGGTCTTCTTCTTGGTGGTGGTGGTTTTTTTGGTGGTACCCGTTGTGGTCGCCACGGCCGCCTTGCCGGCGGGACCGACCGGTCCCCGGGGTCCAACTTCACCCTGTGGTCCTGGGGGACCCGCGGGTCCGGTGGCGGTAGTTGGTGCGTGATCGACGATCTTTAACAGTAAGTCGAATAACCGAGCTTTATCCACCCGGGGGTTGGCCATTTCCTGGACGATTTCTTGGCGGAGGGTGGTCATTGTGTTATTATATATAAAAGAAAGATTTGTTTTTTAACTATGATTATCATCGGACCCGGACTCAACACTGGCATCGGCCAACACGCCTTGAAATACTCCAAACTGTTCGGGAGGGGTTATTATCTACTGGGGGATAAACTACCCGAGGCCGAGCGAGGACTGGTTTTCATGCTTCCCGTCCGATGGCACATGGAGTACCTGACGTACATCAGAACCCGCGTCAAAGACCTTCAGTGTATGACAGTTTGTGAAACGCAAACTGTCCACCCTGATTACGGTTTATTGTTCAAGGAGTTTGAACAAATCGCGGTCCCTTCTGAATTCTGTAAATCTGTATTCTCTTCCCAGTTCCCGGACACCCAGTTTTATGTGGTCAGAGCGCATATACCCACACCACCGGAGAAGCCATACGTATTTTATCACATCGGCAACATACAAGACCCAAGAAAACAGTTTAGAGAAATTCTAAGGGCGTTCATCCGACTGAACGAATCCAACACTCGACTCGTCGTAAAAGCCACGTGCAAAAAAGATATCGATATACAAATTCCTCGGGTCACGGTCATCAACGGTGTAATCCCCGAAGAGAATATGAACGAACTTCACGATACGTCAGATTGCTACGTTTCGTTCAGCCACTCGGAAGGTGTGGGTTTGGGCGCCGTGGAAGCCGCCATGCGCGACAAACCGGTGATCATCACTGATTACGGAGGAGCACCCGAGTACGTCAAGACCCCATACCTGATAGATTGTGAAACTCAAAAGTTGGAGGAGGACGATTTCCTTTTTCAAAAAGGAATGGAATGGGGAAAACCCAATTTCGATCAACTTTTGAACTTCATGCGGGACGCGTACGAGAAGAGGTTACGTTACATGGATCACACCCACACGAAACGGGTCGTGAGTGGGGAGAGTGTAAAGAGTAATTTTTTTTCTCAGTCTTAAGTAAATGTCTTTCTTCGGTGTAGTCGGTGCACTGGTAGTGTCATCGAGTGTGGCGTCGTGTCTGAAGTCTGCGATGTCATCATCGTCAAAAGCTGAAAAACCCGTCATAAAAGCTAAGAGCGACACCGTGGACGACTTAGAAAATCTCAAGGAAAAACTGAAAGATATTGAAACACCCAGTACAGAAATGTACACTGTCAAGGGAAACCCGGGTTTATCCGTGGGCGGAACGGTTCTCGAACAACTTCTTGACATATCGATTGCATTTTTCAAGCAACCCCTGGTCAACGAAGCTCTCCAAAAAATCATAAAGGACGAGAGTGACGCGAAAGTGATCACTGACATGGTCAAAGAATTGGGTGGAGTGGTCGTGAACGCTCTGAATGAAAAGCAGGTCATGGCTTGTGCCAAGGGGTTCACGTGTACTCAAGAAGGAAGTTCGGGTGAAGGGAAAATTACCTGCGACGAAAAAGAGGTTGGCAACAGCTGGTACGACGCGCGGATGCACATCTCCAATAAGAATTTATATTCCAGTGATAAAACCAGTGACTGTGATAGGTACATCCCCGACACGGGTAACATAATGGCAATTATTGAAATGGTTAAATCTAAGGTTAAATCTATGATTACCGACAAGGACAAACAGAGACTGTTCTACGATACGGCCGTTTCCATCGGGAAAAATAATATGGATTTCTTCGCAACGCATGACCCTAGAGCGAATTATTACACGAATAAACAAGGGAACCCGTTTGAAGAAGGGGGTGATTTCCTCAAACAACTGCCGTACGAAAAGTTTCAAGAGACCGCAACCAACTTCTCTAACACGATTTAAATCAACTCTTCGTTTATGTAATTGGTGCCCAGAGTGATAAGGCCTATGATGATAGTACCACTCATGAGCATCTCCTTCTGACGGATGATACTGAGGGTGATGTCGTCGACGAACTTGACGTTGGTCGGCTTTTTGAAAAGGATGGGAACAAGGGTGGCGATACTGATATACAGCGCCATTGAGACGATCACTGGTCGAAGTGTATCCTGATCTAGCATTTATATAACTACACATTTATTTTCGTCCCGATTTCAACGTTCGCACTGACTTTGTGCTTTCTACAGAACTGTCCACACACGGCTCTGAAGGAGCATGGCTTGCCCGAAACCGTCGTCGCACCGCATAGTACCGCGGACGTGCGTTTCTGCACCACCGGGTCTGGGGTCTGGTCGATCAGGATCGACCTTCGCGAATCCTTCTTGAGCTGCAAGCGTTTATATGACATCTTGGTTTTCCAGGTCGCGTCAGCGAGCTTATGACATCGGTCGTCCGGTTCCTTCAAACTGTAAAAATCGACGGCGTTCGCAAGGCATTTATCCCAGATTTTATCGCGGACGACTTCTTTCCTGGTCATTTTTGAAATTACATTCGACGCGATTTCCCTAGGCTTCACCGCCGATTTCCGCGAGGTACACATCCAGCTGACCAACAAATTCTGGACAGTTTTCGGTAGTTTTTTTAGTGACCATATCCTGAACATTAATGATATGCTCTGTAAACTTCTTCACGTCAATACCCGTAGCGTTGTGAATCTGTGCGTTGGTAGCTATATCTTTCAGTGCATATAAATAAGCCGCGGCGTAGTTGGCGTGTAAAACGGCAATCATGGGGGAAGTATCTTGTTGCGCCGCAGTTGCGTAGCGAGCGCTCTGCCTGACGAGCTTGTCGACACTGTGAGTGACCCCCCGGGACTTATTCTGAACGATGACGATTAAAGTGAAAATCGCGACGACTAGATAGAAATACATCCTTTTTTAATGTTGACCAACAATAAAAAATGGTTTTAAAAACGAAGAAGGCCCCTTTCCAGGTGTGCCCCAGACGAACCGCGTATCTGACGAACGAGAGTAACTACATCGTAGACTACGAAATATTCATGATAGAGGGGTGTTTCTGTACGAGCGTGGGTGTCGACCTTCCGAACATAGGTGGCTTGAACGGTACGTTCCAGCGCGGTGACCGAGACCCCGTGCAACGCGGGGTGATCGATCCAGAATCGGACACGTGTGAGGTGCAGCTCAGAGGTGGACCGAATTTTCATATCCGGTGGAAATACCGAGGCCTTCACATGAACTGGTCGTTCGAGGAGCGTAACTTCGACGCGAGGAGACACATCACGTTCACGGATCCTAGCCCGGGTGAAGTCGAACGAATCACCGAAATGGTGGTCTACGACTCCGACCTTAAGTGTGACACATCCTCTAACTTGGCATGGTGCAGGGGGGGTGGATCCGCCACGTGTCGCAATTGTAGCTTTTCGTTTTGCAGGTATCACTTCCCAATCAACAACTCGTGGAGTAGTGGTGGTTTACCGAAGCTCGGTGGTCACGATTGTTCACCGCTCGGGACCATATAATCTTTTCTCAGGGTTATTGTTTACCTATTGTGGGGTTTTTTTTCGTTTGCTCCTCAGACTGACCCTACCCGCCACGGTCTTCATTTTCTTTGCCGTGGTTCGATTAATCATACCTCGTGTCCGTCTTTGGATCGTCTTGGCCGCGGTGTTGCCTTTGGGGTGCGGTGGGATTGGAAAGATCTCATCCATTAACTTTTTGAGTCTTGACTCGTTCAGGGAGTTATAGGATTTAATATTTAATTTTTGCAAAACTGGCTCAAGATTATTTCTTATATTATTAGGAACAAAATTAGGAATGGGTCCATAATTCTTTAATCTTTTCAAAAAGCCGATTCGTTTTTTCAGCACAGAAATGATCGCCGCATCCTCGCGATACTTACCAAACGACTTTAATTGTCCTGTGAATTCTTCAGGATAGTAATTTCCATACAGACTCACCAATTTCATGAGGTAGGACACGATGACAGGGTTTCTCACTGCTAAAACCCCCCTCGCATTTCCCCCTAATTGTAACGCCAATACAACGAGATCTTTTCGCTTGTTTTCAGTAAGGATTTTATCGTTCATAAGAAATTTTGTGTATGTGTTTAGGCTACCTTTTTTCTCGCGGGCGTAACGATTCTCATATTTTTTCATTTTAGCATTCATACTTTGGCCCGGATATTCATAAAATGCCGGACCGTACAACCTAAATTTGCTACCGACCCAATTGCTGTATTTGACTCGCCTTTTGATTTCCTGGTTTCCCATGTTTTTGGGAATTTTGTATTTTTCAAAAACGTTGTTGATCGCACTGTTTCGAGCCTTTCGAAACACTCTTTTGTTCTCTTGATTTCTAACATTGCTAGAAATGTTGTATTTGACGTTGCTCATACTGGATATATAGATTTTATTTCAGAGTATCCCACAAAACAAAAGTCTCAGCACAAAGTATAATGGGTATCATCATAGCCACGGCATTTCTTAATCACCCCCACGTCAAGGGCGTCGTCGAATTTTTCGAAAAGGGGAACAAGGTGGTGATTAAGGGAACACTCAAATCCAGTAAATACAAGAACAGCTACCACGGAATCCACATCCACGAGGCGGGCGACCTCACCGACGGGTGCGCGAGCGCGTGTGCACATTTCAACCCTTACGGCAAAAAGCACGGCGGACCGAAATCTAAGGAGCGACATGTCGGCGATCTCGGTAACATCAAATTTGACGCCCGAGGTGTGGCCAGGTTTCGGATGGTCGATCCGCTCGTGAAGTTACGGGGGTCGAAGGCGAACGTGATAGGCCGCGCGCTCGTCGTTCACGAGGAGCGCGACGATTTGGGTAGAGGCGGCCACGCCGATAGTTTAAGTACGGGACACGCGGGGAAGAGAATTACATGTGCAGTCATCGGATATTCGAAAAAAAATGTGTGCGTAAAATAAAGTATGACTCGTTACGCTACGGCCTTTAAGGGCCTTCGTATCGTTAAACTGAACAAGAAAGACAATAAGATACAGGACGCGCTCAAGAGTGTACGGAACGGGAAATTGTGCAGTAGTTTACCTACATATGCCCCCATTGCCATAAAAAGTGCTGATATAGTCTTATTGGCGTACAATTCAGAGGGAGTTGTCAGGGGAGTCGCGGGGGTTGATGAAAGACGTCACGAACTCTACGTGAGTATAATATGTAACGTGATGGGAAAGAAAAACAGGGGGGAAGGGTACGCCCCGGGAAAGGGCCTTCTAGATTTATTGAAAAAGATTTCGGTAACTAAGAAAAAAGACTTAACACTCGGTTCCGTACCGAAGGCCATCAACTATTACAAAAGGTTCGGGTTCAAACAAAATCCCAACTCCAACAATAAACATAATTTAATATGGCCATGGCGACCGTCTTATTCACGTGCCAGGCGCTTTGAATATCAATCCGTAAATTCGAACTACAATTCGAACAACAATAACAGGCGAACCCGAAGCAAGGTCACCAGTCCCACCGGCTCCAATCGTTCCAGCTCCAATCGTTCCAACGCCACCTTCAAACGCACTGGATCTCGCAGGGCCAGCCCGGTGGGAAGCAAGGCCAGTCCAGCCAGCTCCAATCGTTCCAGTGCCTCCGTCAAACGCATCATTCCCGGAGCTAAATCTTTGATACAGGGCAGAAAATCTTTAATTGCACTGCAAAAAGAAGATATAAAAGGATACAAGGGGAAGATTATCGGTGTAAAAAGGTCGAGACATATGTTTGCTAATTCCAAGGAAGATCGAAAAGAATATTTGAATCTTCTAAAAAAATTAAAATTGAGCGGGATTAGATCTAAAAAAATATATAAGGGGGCTTTGAAAAATTTGAAGTCACGTTACAGAAAAAACTAGAACCTCGAAAAAAATGTGTGCGTAAAATAAAGTATGACACGTTACGCTACAGCCTTTAAGGGCCTTCGTGTCGTTAAACTGAAGAAGAAAGACAAGAAGATACAGGATGCAATTAAAAGTATACAGAACGGCGAATTGTGCCATGGTTTACGTACATATGCCACAGGGGCCCTAAAAGATGCTGATATAGTCTTATTGGCGTACAATTCAGAGGGAGTTGTCAGGGGAGTCGCGGGGGTTAATGAATCGGTCGCGGGGGTTAATGAAGATGATTGGCTCTACGTGAGTATAATATGTAACGCGATGGGAAAGAAAAACAGGGGGGGAGGGTACGCCCCGGGCAAGGGCCTTCTAGATTTATTGAAAAAAATTGCCACTCAAAAGAAGAAACCCTTAGTACTATCTGCATTACCCAACGTCATCAACTATTACAAGAGGTTCGGGTTCAAGCAACACCCCAAATCCAATTATAAAGGTAATTTGATATGGCAATGGAACCCGTCTTATTCACGTGCCAGGCGCTTTGAATATCAATCCGTAAATTCGAACTACAATTCGAACAACGACAAACCACGAGTGAGAAAGGTCAGTCCCACCCGCAACACACGAAATTCCAGTCCCACCAGCTCCAATCGTTCCAGCGCCACCGTCAAACGCAGTAGTCTTCCCAGTCCAGTCAGTAGGTTTCGGCAGCAACAACTAAACGCAATGAAAACCTTCATCCCAACGACGAATAGGGGACGTAAGCAGCAAATGAAACGTTTTCTTGCAAATGAAAAAGAATCGAAAAAAAATTTAAAGGGGTATATTATTGATGCAAAATATAATAATGAAAAACAACATTACAAAAGGGAAAAAAAGGATAGGAAAAAATATATAAAAAAGTTTAAGGTTGGGATACGAGAACTAAATGAGCGCATACAGGTCTCGAAGAAGAGGAAGACCCCGACCCCGGCCTCGAAGAAGAGGAAGAGCCCCACCCGACCAGTTTAAGTACGATCGGCCTCGAAGCGTATAAAGAAATAACGCTAGGAAATAATAAGTAAGAAAGAAATGGAATCCGTACAAAAACTAACCCATATCGAACATATATTGAAGAGACCTGATTCGTATGTGGGTCCAGTATCTCAAACTACCGAGTCATACTGGGTCCTCACTGGCGAAAATACTTTCCGAAAGGAAAATTTGACTTACAGCCCAGGTCTCTTGAAGATTTTCGATGAAATTTTGGTAAACTGCGTGGACCGCAACTCGTTGCACCCTAAGGGGGTGACTTCCATCGCCGTGTCGATCGAATCAGACTCCATCACCATTGAAAACAATGGACCCCTGGGTGGCCTATCCGTCGTACTCAACGAGAAAGAGGCTGTCTACAACCCCGAACTGGTCTTCGGACACCTTCTCACATCCACCAACTACGACGACAGTCAGAAGCGGTTATGTGGAGGTCGGAATGGTTATGGAGCCAAGTTAGCGAACATCTATTCATCCCAATTTTCCATAGTTGTCAAGGACAGTGAAACGCATCAGACGTATAAACAACAGTGGCGAGATAACATGACGAGTCCCGGCAAGCCTAAGATCACCAAACACAGCGGCACGACTTCATCCGTTTCGGTTACATTCACACCCGATTGGAAACGGTTCGGGATGACCAACATGAGCGAAGCCATAGCTAAGATCTTTCAGAAGCGCGCGTGGGACGCGAATATATGCACCTCACCCAACTGTAAAGTGAAGCTCAACGGCGAGACGCTTCCAAAACAGAGTTTCGAGGCATACTGCAAGATGTACGGGGGAGTGGAAACCGTATATTCTACGACGACCGAACGGTGGTCGGTTTGCATCGGCCCTTCCGAGGATGGATTCGAACAAACTTCGTTCGTCAATGGTATTTGTACCACTAAAGGTGGCACGCACGTCGACCACGTCTCAAACCTTATCGCCTCGGGTGTCATCGACTTCAAGAAGATCAAGTTAAAAACCGCTTCCGTCAAGAATTGTTTTCGTATCTTCGTGAAAGCGACCCTCGAAAACCCGAGCTTCTCCAGCCAGGTGAAATCCGAGTGCACTCTTAAGGTTTCCGACTTCGGGTCTCGATTCGAGATGCCAAAGAACTTCATCAAGCATGTTCTGAAGACGGGTATTTCCGACGAACTCACGGCTCTCAATAGATTCAAGGAGATGAAGGAACTGAAAAAAACGGACGGAGCTCGCAAATCTAAGATCACCGGTATTCCCAAACTGGATGATGCAAACAAGGCTGGGACTTGTCATTCGTCGAAGTGCACCCTTATTGTCACAGAGGGTGACTCAGCAAAGACACTCGCTGTCGCTGGTCTCTCTGTGGTTGGTCGTGATTTCTATGGCGTTTTTCCGCTTCGAGGGAAATGTAAAAATGTCAGAGATGCTTCTGTGGCACAGCTTACGGGGAACCAGGAGTTCAACGATCTCAAGAAGATCTTGGGTCTCCAACAAGGCAAGGAATACAAAGATGTATCCGAGCTTCGATACGGAAGGCTAATGATCATGACTGACGCAGATAATGACGGTTCACATATCAAGGGTCTAATTCTCAATATGATTGACTATTTCTGGCCCAGTCTCCTCAAGTTGGGATTCGTCGTATCGATGGTCACCCCGATCATCAAGGCTTCTAGGGGTAATCAAAGTAAATCTTTCTATACAGACTCCGCATTTCGTACATGGTATGGAAATGGACAATCTGGTTGGCGCATCAAGTATTACAAGGGTTTGGGTACCTCAACTTCTGCGGAGGCTAGGGAGTACTTCAAGACGATTGAAGATCTCACAGTCAAGTTTGATACAGATGTGATGTCTGATAAATCTATTACTTTGGCTTTTGATAAGAAAAAGGCTGATGATCGAAAGATTTGGCTTCTTGAAAGTACCGCAAAAGACCCCAAGGAGTTAGAGGTTCCTTATGGTAATGTGAAACAGTTGAACATTACTGACTTTGTTCACAAGGACCTGGTAAACTTCTCACTCGCGGACCTGAAACGGTCCATCGCCTCCGTCGCCGATGGACTCAAACCTTCGCAGCGTAAGGTGATGTACTCGTGCTTTCAAAGGAATCTCACTGTAGAGATGAAGGTGGCACAACTCGCCGCCTACGTGGCAGAAAAGAGTGCCTATCACCACGGTGAAGTTTCCCTCGCAGATACAATCGTGAAGCTGGCCAATGACTACACAGGCTCTAACAATATCAACCTTCTCGAACCATGTGGTCAATTCGGTACACGGCTCATGGGTGGAAAGGATGCTAGCCAGACGAGGTACATTTTTACGCGATTGACCCCCGAAGCGAGAAAGTTGTTTGATCCGAGGGATGATCCAATTCTGAACTATTTGGATGATGACGGCAGGTCCATCGAACCGGAGTTTTACTTACCGGTCATCCCCATGGTGCTCGTCAATGGTACGGAAGGTATCGGAACGGGGTTCAGCTGCTACGTGCCTCCATTCAGTGAAGTTGACATCAAAGCGAATCTCCGAAACCTCATGAATGGAGTGGAATTGAAGAAGATGAAACCGTTTTTTCGTGGGTTTAAGGGATCTATATTGGAACAGGATGATGATTCGTGGATGACCCAAGGTGTGTGGCAGAGTATCGGGACGACGGTCAAAGTCACGGAGTTACCCCCGGGTCGGTGGACCCAAGATTTCAAAGAACATCTGGATACACTCGTCGAGAAGAAGGTTATATCAAGCTACACCAACAACAGTACAACCGATGACGTGAATTTTCTTATTCAGGCGTACGCGGGCGAGGATCTCGTAAAAGATCTGAAACTCCAAAAGGTCATCAGATGTTCAAATATGAATCTCTTCCATCCTACGCGCGGTATCCAGAAGTATGAGACACCCGAGCAGATTCTCCGTGACTTTTTTCAACTTCGTATGGAGTACTACAAAAAGCGCAAGGCGAACCTCATCGAAGACATCCGCAGTAAATCGAACATCACTTCTCAACGCGCTCGATTCATTCACGCGGTCGTTAACGAAGAGATTCGCGTTTTCAAGAAAAGGAAGCGAGACCTAGAAGATGAGATGACCACACGGAAGTTCCCCAAGGTGGACCGGACCTACGATTATCTCCTGAATACCAGGACTGTAGACTACACCGAAGAACGCGTGGCCGCGATGAACGAGGAGGCTGAGAGGTTGAGAAAACAACTCGCTCGTATTGAGGCGACCAGTTGTAACGAGATGTTCGAGAACGACTTAAAAAATATTTGATTAACTATAGTATGAGCGAAGCGGCGAGATTACAGCTCAAAGCTTTCGGTAAACAAGATACGTATCTAGTGTCAAAAAACCCTGACAAGTCAAATTTTAATTATGATAAAATTACCACACACAGTGAGTTTCGTAAGTTTCATAGGTCGAAGGATATTTTAAATCCCGGTCGCACCGCGGGTTGGCCCTTCAACCAAGTGGTCAAGGTTGAGTATCAACCCCAAAACATGGGCGATTTATTGACGAATCTGTATCTTAAGATTGACCTGCCGGCGAAAGAGACCACCAACGTGAATTACGTCACCCCGATCGGACGAGGTTTTCTCAAAAGCATCGCGATGTATGTCGACGACATATTGGTGGAGGAAGTTACCGACGATTGGGAGATGATCCACGAGAGCGTATACCTCGACCCTCAGAGTAAGAATGGAAACCTCGTCCTGCAAAACATGTCGGAGGGATTCACACCCGGTGTCAGCCCCACCACATCCTACCAGTTTTCGAATCGATTCATCATCCCCTTATCTTTGTTTTTCTGTCGAAAGTATGGCAAGACGGAGCTTCGGGATGAAGTCGAGGACCGCCAGTACTTCCCGGTGTGCGCCATCCACAAACAGAAGATCCAGTTCGAGTTGACATTTCACCCGCAGAGCTTTTGGCAAGGTGTGGATCCCGGAGCGCCGGAAGGGTTTGTTCCTACCGTCATCGAACTCAACAACTTTCAACTCATTTCAGAGGAGATCAAGCTGAGCGACGAAGAACGCCTGTACCTCATAGACAGCAATTACGACGTGCTAGTTAACGTCGTTAAGAAACACACCTCGTTCACCACGAGTGATCGAACGCTGAAAGTCAACCTCGAACCGAAATCCAAAGTTAAAATATTTCACTGGTTCTTCAGGGACAAGTTGTTCACCACCCAAACCCTGTCGACGCACAGGTATGTCACCTTCGTTCGGAGCCGAGCCAAGGACTATCAGTGGACCATGGGTACACAAGAAGGTGTGGACCCCACGTTGAGTTTCAATATGGTGACCAGAAACACCCCCATAATGCGCAAGGCGACGTTCTTTCTGAACGGCGAATCTTTCCCGAATACGTTGATGGAATCGCACGAGCACTACAAATACGCGATCCCCTACAACTTTAATCTCGGTGTCACGGACGACAGGACCAATATTTACACCCAGTCGTTCGCCCTGCACCCCCTGCATGACAAGAGTACGGGCACACTGGATTTTCGCAATCTAAACGCGGATCGGACCCTGATGGAGTTTGATATGACACCGTTGTTTCCGGGTCCGGGTGCAGACCAGAATGTGGAGGGTTCCTCTACCAGTGAAGCGAACGACCAGGCGTTCTCAGGTCAATTCGAATTGAACCTGTATTACATCGAGTTACAAAAATTGAGCTTTTCGCGTGGGTTCATGACCGTGCAGTATTAAAAAAATAGCTTGTTAATAGTAGATGTATCTCTGTGCTAAGGGGATCCAGGATACGTGGGTGAATCCCCGATGTCCTGATTTCTCACACTTCATATACAACTTCCGGCGTCATACCCCGTTCGGAATAGACTTCAGCGACATTCCTTTCACCGGCAATCCAAACTTCGGCGAGATCATAACCTGTCGCGTGCCAAGCAACAAATCAGACCTACTCAACTCGGTTTCTTTAACCGTGAACTTCACAAAGGATTACGACGCGATGACGACTGTCGGTAACCCTATAACGAAACTGATTGAGTACGCCGACCTCGTTATAGGCGAGCAAGTTATTGATCGCATCACGGGCGAATACATATATCTCCGTCAGAAATTGGACACCTCCTCACAACACGACGCGATCAAAACTTATCGTGGTGGTGAAGGTACGGGAACCGAGGGGTACTACCCGACAAAATTCTCGGTCGAACTCCCCTTCTATTTTACCAGAGCCAGTAAAAACGCCATTCCTCTTTGCAAACTGACCAAACAGCAGGTTTCTATACGGGTGAAACTCACGGGTCGAAATACCTATTACGAATCCAAGAGTGTCAGTTCAAACATCCCTCCCATTTACAATACGTCTCGAAAGCTCATCGATCAGATCTTCCTCACGACGGAGAACGTATACCTCTCGGATATCGAGCGCGGAGCGTTTCAAGATGCACACATGGAGTACCTCATCACCCAGGTGCAACTTCGAGAAGAGCGGATCCCCAGCGGTGTCCATAAAAAAGCGTTTCTCCTCGATTTCAGGCATCCCACCAAGGAGATTCTCTTTCTCGGTGAACCTTATCCAGTCCCCGACGCTCAGGATAAGAATAATAATTTTATTTTCAGGCAGATAAAAACCGCTGAACTCTGTCTGAATAACGTCGTCTTCTTCAAAGAAAACGGCCATCATTTCTCAGTTGTTCAGCCATTCAAAAACCACAGGAACATTCCAGACACCGGTGAGAACGAATTCGGGGTCTACTCTTTTTCCCTTGATCCAGACTCAAACGACCCCGCCGGGCACATCAATTTCAGTAGAATCATCCATCAGAAGTTCACTATAGAATTCAAAGACCGTGATCGGTACGTTGACCGCGGTACCAATACTCTGACGTTTCGTCCCGTGTCGGGGTCCTACGCAGCGGAGACGCGCATACGGGTATTCGCCCTAAATTATAACATTCTTTCATTCGACTCGGGACTTGCTGGCTTAAAATTTTCGTAACTTGTTATAGTAATGGCTGGCACTATTCAACTAGATTCAAGAGGGATCTTAGATTCATACACCACCGACAACCCAGATTTCACATTCTGGAAGGAGGGGTTTCTCAAAAAATCACAGTTCTCTCTTCAGACGATCGACATCAAAGCCGGAAAGACTTTCGAATACGACGAAGTGCACAAGTTCACGATTCTACCCGATCACTGCGACGTTCTTCGGGGTGTCAGTCTAAAATGGACTCTCCCGGACATCGTCCTCGCAGATCCGAGTCTCGATACCAAGGGTTTCGTCTACGGTGAGGCGTGCAACTTCATAGAGTACATCACACTTTCAGTGGGTGGCGTCGTGATTCAGCATCTCACCACGGAGTACTTAGATCTCTATTACGAGATGGAGTATACCACGACGAAGCAATCGAACCTCTTCGACATGTGCATGAGGGACGTGAGTTCCAATCCCTCGGAGGTGAACAGTCGCATCACGAAGACTGCACCTTTTCCGACGAAACTCGGTGGTGACGTGTGTCTCGATGTTCCCTTCTATTTCCACGACCAACCAGAATTGGCGTTCCCAGTGTGCGCACTCTCCGCCGCAAATGAAATAGACGTAGAGGTGAAGTTCAGGAAGGTTGAGGAGTGTATCTGCATGACCAACCACGGCGTGGCTGAATTAGAGGGGTTTGTGGGTGCGAACGCCGCTGATCTCGTGACGTACAAGCCTTACGATTTAAGATTATCGACGGAATGTGTATTTTTAGATCCCATCGAGAAAGTTAAAGTGCAAAATATTGAACACGAGTTTGCCATTCAACAAATTCAGTACAATGACGTGTTTGTGGGCAGGGAGGAAACGGATATCAAAACCCGTCTGGTTTTCACGAATCTGGTCCAGGAGTTGTACTTTTTCTGCATGTACACAGAGAATAACGCCTTCGGTGGGACGTCAAATTACAACGAGATTCCGGTCAATTCTAGTTTGCAGCAGGTGGATCCAGCGCTTCGGTTCGAGCATCTCGAGCACCTGACCCTGAGTCTGGATAATCAGGAAGTCATCGACGAACACGTGGGAAGTCCACACTTCTTGCGAATCCTCCAACCCCGTCTGCATCATCGCAACACCCCCATCACCAGACGTTTTTACAACTATAGCTTCGCGTTGTACCCTAACGACAGCGTCGCGTCGGGACACGTCAATTTCAGTGCGGTGAACGAACCTATATTCACCGCGAAGCTCTTTTCGAGTAGGCACCCGGTGGGAAACTCTAATGTTAACTTTCAATTTCACGAGAGGAGATTTCATATACTGGCAAAAACTCTGAACTTTATTAAAATCAAGGACGGTATCATGACACAAGTTTTTGATTATATGGTTTAAATAAACTCTGTTTGTGATCGTAGATGTATTCAATTATGTCATTTTTAATGCACCATTTGATAAAATTTAATTGCGCGAGCGTTGTTTGAATTTTTTGAGATGAGTCTGGGATCTCATAGGTAAACTTTTCCGCCCTGCAGAAGGGATCAAAGAGTTTCTTGGAGTATCCGTCCAAGCTAGATTTGTATGCACAATGAACCGTAAAAATTTTACCGTTCGAGGTTCGGAATGATGTGTTGTTTTTCTTGGCGTAGTTGGTGATGAACCATTCCAGGTTTCGTAATGAAATACCACCGCTTTTGTTTAGTATCGTCAGGAGCTTGTTTCGGTTGGGTTCTTCTTTATAGAACTGATTGATGGAAGATAGTAATATACTTGTTTTATTCATTAAACATTATACGATGTAAGTCTATAAGCCCGTTACTGGAAGCGCACCCTGGGCACCCGGGTACGTTTATTTGTTCTGGTCCGTGTGTGTGTGGATTGGTGCTCGATAAACGCCTACTTTCGATGGATTCGCACTGCCCCTGATGAAACTTACAGTACCCCCCATGCGTGGCGTTGAAATTACACCTTACATCCCGACCGTCTCTCGTCCTTTTCTTCCCGCGGCATTTCTGTTCGTTTCCGGGTACGTCGTATAGAAGGATCTCCAAGGGAATCTGGTGTTTCTTTGAGATGTTCTCCAGAGTCCTGGTCAGAAGTTCGGTACGTCGTTCCTGCACCTCTTCCTCCACTAGGTCCTGGATGATATCGTTCAAATCATCTTCGAGAAGTTTGGGCAGTTGCTCGAGTAAAACTTTTTTCGATTTTTCAATCACCAATCGAGTGATTCTGTTGTTCATTCTTATTCTGTTTTGTCGCGAAATTTTTAAATGCATTCTCGACAGAGTTTTGAGTTTCCCACACCCCCTTGATTCTCAGCTTAAGGTCTGCGACGTTTCCCGAGGTATCAAGCTTGAGCCGATCACATTCGGCTATGAGCTGTTCTTTCTTCATCGTAGATATGGCGGGGCCTCTCTTCTTCGGGACCGGCTTGTTCGCCTCGAGGATCTCTCCAAAGATTTCCAGCTTCGCATTTTGGAAGAGCGGGTCCAGTAAGTCGCAGACGGGGTTCAGAAACTTGTTCAGAAAGTAATAATAGTAATCGATGGGAATGGAATGCTCCTCGACAAACTTCGGGTCTTCACTCTTTTCGAAAGCCTTAGCCTTCGGATCACCTGTTTTGGTCAGAAGATACGGGACGCGGTCGCCCGATTGCGGTTCAGAACCGGGTTGGCGTTCGCGCATCTTATTCACCACTTGAACGTGCGCCTGGTTTATCATACAAGACATAGGAGACGTGACGGATACGGGGTTTCCGTTGACTTTGTACGTGTCGGATAGGGATTGGCTGAGGATGAGCTTCTCGTGTGGAACCTCTCCCGCCAGAAGTAGGGTCGCGCGTTGCCTCGCGAGTTGTTTGGGCGCCTCCGTGTCGGGCGCATCCAACACGACGTCGAGTAGCTCCTTGCACACCTCGCGGACGTGCGGTGTGTTGTCCCGTCGGACGAGCTGCAGACCCTTTACGTCGATGTAGTTCATGTGCATCTTATCATCCTTACCCTTGGTCCAAAGCTTCGCCGCGTACCTCTTTTTACTGTAAAGAAAATACGGCCAATAGACCTTTTCAAGCTCCAAGTTATTTGGCTTCTTGAAGAGAGCGCTGCACTCGTTCGCGGCGCGTTCACCGAGTTCCCAGCTGTAGGCGATGGCTTCTTCGCCCTTTAGGTCGCCAACATCAAACTCGACCATCACGGAGTCCGTGTCCCCGTACCGAACTTTCGCTCCGGGGAAGTGCTCTTCGACGTAGTTCTTGGTATCCTCTATCATCTGGCGTCCCTGGCACGTCGTGCTGGAAGCGATCGGGACGCACGGGAGCATTCCTTTTCCAGCTCCAGTGAATCCGTAGACACTGTTCATACTGATCTTGAAAGCCAGTTGTTTACCGTTGAAGATCTCCTTAATAAAAGGGTCGGTTGCCACCGCCATGTCCCTCTTCGCCTTTTTTCGAAACTCTTTGAGTTCTTTCAAGATCGCGGGTAGGAGCGAAGGTACGTTTTGTGCGAACTTATAGGTTTTGTGACCGACCTGAAACGATTCATAGGTGATACCTGGGACGTTTCCGTAGCGTAGCTCGTCGAGCACGAGCGTTGAGTAACAGAGATTGTGTGCGCACATTATACTAGGGTACAGTGCTTCAAAGTCAAGAGCAGTTATGGGTGTATAATATGCCCCCTTTTGGGCTTCGAGTACTGTAGCTCCCTCGTAGAATTCCTCGGGAGTGCTGCCGTATTTGATCGTCGGAACCATGTAGCCGAGTTCGCGCGCTTTCTTAGTGAGTTGACTGAAAACTTTGATCTGCTGGCCTCGTTCGACCAAATAGTTGCAGGGTACCCACGTCGCCTTGGCCATCTCCAGCATATTCAGTAAAATGCACAGCTTCTTAGTCAGGCGATGCGGTAGCAATGTATCCTTGATGCAGTACTGCGCGACCTCCCCGAGCTTCTTCGGGTCGCCTTCTTTGTAGCGTCTGAACATCTCTTTCGGGCTCATGTCTATCTTCTGATCACCGAGGTACAACTTCGACACGTTGTCCAGCTTGTAGCTGTCGAGTTTATAATTCTTTTTCACTTCATGAAACAGGTCAAAAATGAACCGTCCGGGCATGGGAAGAAGTTTCAATAGGTTATCACCCAGTGCGCTCGAGCTGAGCTTCTTTTCGGTGATGTGCGACTCCGTTTCTTTTAGGCGACCGAGCTGATAAAAGTCGAGGCCGCACCTGTT